GAAAAAAACGATCACATAAGCGAAAAACTAGCTAATGAGGTGACACTATGATTAATGTAAAATTTGGAATTGCAAGCAATGGTAATGGAGGTCTAATTGAACAGCCTAAATTTGCTGGCCTGGATATTAGAGTATTTGAAATACTAGATAATGATATTATTCAATTTAGGTATTTGAACGAATGGCAAGATTGCGGTAATCGTGCCAGGTCATATGGTTGCAGCGTAAAACCTAATCAATTGTTAGTAGGTTAATTTTAACATTAGCATTCAAAAGAATGCTAATTGTAGAATTTACTTTAACCAAAACAAAGAGGGAATAAAACAATGTCAAATGAAATTAAACAAAATATTATACGAGATTTACAAGGCGATATATTAAGCGGCGATCATTATACCATTAATATGTTTTCTTGCTGGCTTGATGGTTCTTACTTAGGTGAATCACATTATAGAAAAAATCTTGCAGCTATTACAGAATGTAACAACAACCGCAAAAAATTACGTTCATTCGTTATTAATGCTTTTACAAGTTACATTGCACATGATGCAGCTTGTTCATATGGATACGCGCAAAAGGTATTAGTCGATTTTTTAGGCCTGGACACATTAAACAAGCTTAACGAGCAGCTAATAGATAACGTAATAGAATTTCATTCAACATATTGCGAGGCTGCATAATGTATTACCCAATTAAAAAAGATCGACGTTACACAATCACAAAAGAATATACGGGCAAAGCTAAACCTCAATACGTCATAAGATTTTGTAATGAATGGATTGATAGTAGACAATTTTTAAATAGCGCTATTGTGCGAGCCGTTGGTTATGACAACGAAAGACGCGGTGCAATGATTATAGAAGCTTTAGAGGCATAAAAAACCACGTAGGACAAAACCCTAAACAGGTTTTGTCTAACGTAAAACATTATAATAAACAGGAGAAAAACAAATGTTAAAAGATACAGTAAAAATAAAGCGTGATACATTGGAGCAGCTAACCGATTTTGTTCGTAAAGATATAGAAGTTGCACATTTAGAAACGTCCGATAATGAAGATTTAACATATATTATAAATGTGACAAACGCATTAATGGCTGGAAAATATTCGCTTGAACTATACAAAAATGAAAATCATGTTTTTATTGAAATAGATCAATTAGAATTTTTGACAGAACATACGCAAGACAGCTTTGATTTTATTGCACCAGATACAGATTGGAATTGCTTGTCCGATATGCTGGCAACTAATCTTTTAGCAAGCGCCATATTGGAGGCAAGGCAAGCAATGCAAATTGAGCCAGAAACAAAAGAGGAGCAAAACAAATGACAACTAAAGTAGTAGCCCAACCTTGGTATGATATGGCTATCCAGGATAAATTTAGCATTCAAGTTGATGAATTAACATTTCACATATTAGACGAATTAGGCAAGCCAATTGTAAACGACGATTTGACGCCAATGAAATTTAGATCATTACGAGAATTAGATTTTATAACAGATTACATTGAACTTGATGATTTGGAGGTAATTTAAAATGATTAGTAACGACCAAAAAATGACAATATCTTTAATTGAAAATATGGACGAATTGAAGCTAAAACAATTCTTATTTCATAATCTTGAAAGCGTTGACCCACATTTATATAAATTATTATTTAGCAAAATTAAGAGAAAAAACCTTTCCAGTCGTGTTTGGGCGGTTTTAAATTATATGTCTGGAAATGAAAGGTTAGGATGGGGAAAGCCATATAGCACAGATTTTTGGAGTGAAATATATTTTTATGATGTAATATTAAGAACTGAAAAGTTTTTTAAAAATACGCCAAATATTGGTAAAAAATCAGTCAACGAAATTAAAGAATATTTAAATGAATACGGCTTAAAATTAAATACAGATTTGAAAGATATTAAATATGAAGCGTTAAAATCTTTAAACCTTATCAATTTAAAACATGATTATTTGTTTGTTGAAAAGAGGGGTTTTATGAAATGATTGTTACATTATCACGAAAAGAATTAAGCGATTGTAAACAAGCTGCAACTTTGCGCTGGCAATTAGCAAGGTTAAGCGGTGTCGTAAATCAAAGAAAAGATAAAGGCAGAACTGACCAGGATTTAGATTTTTTAGGTATAAAAGCAGAACTAGCCGTATCAAAGGTTTTTGATTTAGATTTTAACCCATTCCAATTAGGTGTTGATGATGGGGCAGATATGTTTTTACATAACATTTCAATTGATGTTAAATCGACGTTTTATCCACATGGTAAGCTGCTTTTTAAAAGTAAAAAATCATTTAAATCAAATTGTTCTGTATTGGTGGCAAAAGTTGATGAAGATAAAATGAATGTTGCTGGCTTTGCAACAAAAACTATGTTTTTGGAGCAAGCCGTCCAAAATGATTTGGGACATGGTAAAGGATGGATGATTGAACAAAGTGAATTGTTGCCATTGTCTAAACTATGGGAAGTTGCAACAGAACAAAAGCTTTACAAGCCAAAAAGGGAATCGAACACATGACTTTTTTTACACTTTTAAGCATTTCTTTGACTTTAGAAGGTGGATCGAACTTTGAGCAAATGTATGCCAGCGCGAAAGAATGTGGGGATGCTATGCCCGCAATATATTACGAATATTATCCACATTTTCCTGATGCGATGGCTCAATGCCTGCAAACAAATAAAGTTTCATCATTAACCATTAAACCAAAACTACGTCCAGAGGGGTTAAAATTATGATTAAAGATAAGATAATTAATGTTGGTGGTGAAAAGATTGTTTTTAACCCCAACTCTATTTTAAATGAAGTTTTTAAAAATCACATAAAGGATTTACAAAAACCAGAACGAACCAAAATGCCCGCATTAGATGATGATGGTAAATTCGTGAGGTATGAGTGATGGCTGTTAATGCAAAAACGATTAAGCAAATTAAATACGCAGCCGAACAAGGTTTAACACAAGCAGAGACCGCTAGGCTTTTAGATATGAATGAAAGCTTTTTAGCTAGAACTAAATTTAAATATAATATTGAATTTATAAAACATGAGGAAAAATATGCACGTTTCAGAAGCCCACAAAATGACAATGAGATTAATCAAGATGAACTCGTTAATGATAGAGGACATGAAGAACCCAGACCCGACCAAGGACAGGAAATACTACAGGTGGTTTTTAGAAGAGCAGCAAGATTTGATGGAATTGATGGAGTTGAAACTGAGAAGCCACCGAAAAACATCGAAGAACTCAAAGAAAGATTAAAGCAGAATGATAAGAAACATCATTACGAAATAATATATTCTTACAAGATGCAACAATTTGAAAAACAGCAAATTAAGTTAGGATTAAGAACTGCATTACATAAGACTAGAAAAATACAAAGTTTATCAACATCAAGTGTAAATAAAAACATTGCGTTAAATTCACAAAGCTTTCCCGCAAAGCATGAAATAGCAAAACAACAGCGTATTTTAAAATCAATTAATCGTGGTGGTAGATATACAACGTCAATGATTGCTAGGAATACAGGGTTAAGCGTTTCTTATGTAGCACCACAATTAAATGTGCTTTTTAATCAAGGTTTGGTCTTGCGTAGTAACGAAAAACAACCGCCTTTTATTGGCGCAATTGATGGTAAGAAAACTTTTAGATATGTTTATTTTAAAAAAAATAATGAATAGTATATTGCACCAATATGATTTATATATATAAGTAAGGTTAAGCAACAGAAATGGAGAACAAAATGGACAAGAAAAGATTAATAAGTTTTAGTGAAAGCCAAGATCAAGCAATAAGTGAGGCAGCGCATAAGAGTGGATTATCATTCACAGCATATGTTCGTATGGCGGCACTTATGCAGGTGACAAAGCAGGGTGTTGAAGTTAGCCCACCAAAGGAAGATTTGTCTGCAATATCTGTGGGTCATGGTTTAGTTTTAGACATAGAACCAAAATAGGAAGATTAATATGCTTTCAATATTTGGTATTGACCCAGGATATAGTGGTGCGATTGCGATTTATTGGCCTGAAGCCAATAAACTCGAAATCCACGATATGCCAATAATGTTAAACCATGCTGGCAAGAATATTATAGACTGTCATACATTGCTTAACCTTCTTGAGCCTGAAACAAAAAACAGGTTTGCAGTAGTAGAGCGTGTAAGTGCAATGCCAGGACAGGGTGTATCAAGCGTATTTAGGTTTGGTGAGGGTTATGGGATGTTACAAGCATGTATTGCAGCTAATAAACATCCATTGCATTATGTAACGCCCGCAAAATGGAAGAAACACTTTGGTTTAAACAGGGACAAAGGTGTAAGTAGAAGTAAAGCAACCGAGCGTTTCCCAGAATATGCTCAATTATTTAGTAGAGTCAAAGATGACGGACGTGCAGAAGCCGCTTTGATTGCATTATATGGGGCTGAAAATTTTAAATAGAGGAGAATAAACTATGACTATGATTTTAAGTAATAAAATGAGCAATGAAGAGTATCATGCACATGAGAATATATCATCAAGTGATTTAAAGGCAGTGGCCAGCACAACATTACGTCATTGGAAGGGTAAAGTACGCAAAGAAAACCCTGCCTTTGATTTAGGTACGGCAGTACATGCGATGCTACTTGAGCCAGAGAAAGATTTAATTTTACGTGGGCCAGAGACAAGGCGCGGTAAAGCGTGGAGTGAAGCCAAAGAGGATGCAGAGAAGCAAAATAAGCTACTCCTGACCGAGGCTGACTATGATTTAGCATGTGACATGGCTGAAGAGTGTTTAACGCACCCTATGGGAGCTAAATTATTGAACAACAAAGAGTTGATTACAGAAGCATCATTCTTTGTAACGTGTCCTGAAACTGGATTAGGGCTTAAAACTAGGCCTGATGGATTTTTAGCATCTGCTGGCTTAATTCTTGATGTAAAGACATGCCAAGATGCAAGTTTGAATGGATTTTCTAAGGCTTTGAGGAATTTTAATTATTCTTTGCAACAAAGCTTTTACAGATATTGTTTAGAGATTGAAGGTATTAAGATTTCTAATTTTATATTTATCGCAATTGAAAAAGAAAAACCACATGCAACAGCGTGTTATGAATTGTCAGATAAATATGACAGGTACGCACGCCAAG